CCTCCTCCAAACTTAGCATGAACCACATCATCATTACTACGTAAAAATGATGGGACACGCCCCACTCCCATCATGGCCATTACTGGCCCCGACTGGGTCCCCGACACCTGCTGTCCGCGCGTCTTACGCGCTCTTTGTTTGTTTTGGGTTTTCTTATTTTTCCCCATTTTTATATTTTCTTCTTCTTAACAATATCACCACAATATTTGTCATTAATGACTAGAAGGGAGCAGCAAGAATGTCCGACAAGTCGGCATCCCATGCGACATCATCTGAGTATTTCCAACTACGGTAATACTCTTCCAAAGCCACTTGCTCATCAGGCGTTATGCCAAAGGCCACAAAGAATGAATACCGCGCATCTGCAGTAATTTCCTCATAGCGGGAGTGTAATCCTTTGGCCATCATGGTCATACCACATTGCCATCCAACGGATTTGGTCAACTTGCTAGGAGTCCCTGCACGCACAAAGGAATTGTACATCTCTTGCAGGACCGGCACTCCACTAGCTATAGCTAATCCACACTCACCCACAGCTCCCAACCACTTGGATGCTGCCTTTGAATTGGTTATGTCAAACAAACAAATTGAATCTTTCTCGCGGGATTTCATAAATCCTCTGCACATTACGAGACCGTGGGACCCATAGACGGGCTTGCTTTGACAAAACTCAACCTCATGCAACTCATACACAGGCACTTCTTTCGTCATCACAAACCCTAACTGGTCAAACCACTCGTCCAATCCATGTGAAAACTTGTTTAAATGCTCAGCCTCCATAAAAACCACACAGTCATCACCATTGTTAGCCAATTCCACATCAACTCCTCTTTCCTTTGCGTAAGCGTATATCATTGCACACATGATTAGGCAGTTTCCAAGCGCAGTGTTCATGTCTCCTGAGAAACGTTTACCCTGCACCTTGTACTCCAGCCACCCATCTTCACACCTACCAAACCCAACGTTATCAACTTGCCAGCGTAAGAGCTTACGGAGCTCGCTGGATTGAAACACTGAGTTGTAGACGCTGTGCTCCCATTTTAGCATCTGCGGACTTACGTGTTGATCAAACCGACTAGCATCTAGTCCAAGAGCAACAGGTTTGTCAAACCTTGTAAACTTCTTG